TCGTTAACGCTTTAGATCCTGCGACTAATGCCAGATCTAATTCGACGTTAAAGATGTTTTTCAGATCATCGACAGATGTTGCTTCAATCTCAAATCCATCTGTCATTTCATCTAATTTTTTAATAATCAGTGCATTTCTTGTTGCTTTTACTTTTCTGGCGATCCAGTTTTCCAAGTAAGAAATAATATTCTCGTCGGAATCTTCCAGCAATTCATATGTAGCTTTTAAGATTCCACCGAATTTTTTTATCACATACTCAACTTTCTTTAAAACTGGAGTTGCAACATCAGGAAACTGGCTTTCTTCGTCTACTGTATCGAATGGAACTGAATCTGCATTCACTTCGTACACTCTGCTGCCTTTTACCTTTGTTGTGCGTTCTGTCCTTACGATCGTTTCTAAGGCATCTTCGGAACGTCTTAGTGTTCTAATCGTTGTAGAGATATCCGCTGGTACTGTTAAGCCTCCATCTTCGTCAGATCCCTCTTTCATAGCATTCAGCACTTCCATATCTTCCTTTGCAACTGGTTTCTTTTTAAACCCAGCTCTTAATGCATTTACAAGTGCATGTACTACACTTTTCTTTCCTTTGATTTCATTCACTTTACCTGCTGCTGCCTGGTTCTTTACACCTTCTCCTTCTTCCTGTTCCATCTCATCCAGCAGATCATATTTTTCCTGCAAATTCTTCATTTCTTCTCTTGCTTTTTTTGCATCTTCCAAATTATCCTGAGCGATCAGGTTCTTAATCTCTTCTTTCTTCTGTGTAATTTTTGCTGCAATTTCTCTCTTATCCATTCTGTTTCCTTTCTCCATACTGGTTTAAGCTTTCTAATAGTTCTTTTTTCTCTTTTTCCCTTGCCTGGTACTCGCTAAAAGATTCGTTGAAAATTTCTTTTATATCCTGTCTGCTTAAAGGCCTCTGCTCATCCTTTTTCTTGGCATTTTTACCCTGCGCAGTCAGGCTTGTTGGGACATTTTTGTAACAAAAAAACATGGAGCTTCCGGCACATGCGACTGCATCGTTTGCTTCTTCGACTTTTATGTCAAATAACTCTGCTGCCTCTTCTCCGGTTAACCATGTTTCATCATTTACTTTTTGTTCAATTTCTTCTTTGTCTACCTTGGCTTTTGTCATGTATGTCTGCATTATCGCTTCCTGGCAAGTATCCAGAGATTCTGCATCCTTTCGCAGATCATCCGCATTTTTTGTTGTAAAAAAATAGCTTGCCGATGGCTTATGGATCATAACTGTTGCATTTTTAGGCATTACGATCTCATCTCCTGCCATCATAATGACGGATGCGATGCTTGCTGCTAATCCATCAACATACACTGTCTTGTGTGCATTGTTGCGGCGTAGCATGTTGTAGATTGCAATACCGCCAAACACGGAACCACCGCCAGAATTGATATGGATGTTAATGTTTTCAGTTCCGTCCAACTGATCAAGGAATTCTTTTACATCTCCCGGTGCCATATCGTCTTCATACCATTCGCTCTGCCATGTTTCGCTTACAATATCCCCATAAAAAAACAGATCCGCTGATGAATCTGTCTGGTTCTTAATCGTCATAGATCCACAAACTTTTGTGTTTCCGTCACGATCTTTGTTATAAAATTTTAGTTCTTTCAAGCACTCGTTTCTCCTTTCTTATATTGTTCTCCTGCCATTTTGACTGGAATAAAGTTTCCATTCATAAGAAGCACGTCTCCATCCGGATCTCTTGGAAGATCTAACAGTTCTCGTGCTTCATTTACCTTACGCATTCCGTTTTGAACTCCCTGAGCAAGTATTTCCATCTGTGTCTTGGAATCTGTCCTCAGGATCGCTTTTTCGTTGAATTTACAGCTTTTATCTGTTCCTATGTACAATTTGTACGTTAATTCCTCTTCGTACTGTTTCAGAGGGAATAACATAGTATCAACTAAGAATGACAGCTGCTGCATTTCGCTGTTTGCATAGGACGACTTTTCATAATCATTGATCTGATTCGGCTTGACTCCGAACGCTCCTGCAATTTGCAACGCTGTATATTTCTTCAGTTCAAAGAACTGTGCATCTGTCAGCTTGTAATTTAATGGCTGTAGCTGCATACCTGCTGGTACTGGCACAATCTTTCCGGCATTCTTCGGGCCTGAAAGATACTTATCATACTTCTTTTGCAATAATTTGATCCTTGATTCATCAATTTCTCCAGAATACTGTAGTGCCATCGATGCAGTCATTCCGCCTTTGTACAGATTCGACATGTACTGTTGGCTCTGTGATGCCCCTTCTACCACATCTCCAAGCATATCTCGTACCGGGATTCCTGTTAATCCATCTAACGTCATTGACGTTTTAAAGTGCAGCACATCCATTTCTGGAAATACATACATTTCTCCATCCAGCGGATCTGTATATTGATAATAGATCTTGCCTTCTCCAGCAAATATTCCCTTGTTATCATAGATCGGTGTCACGCAATTTGACTGCATAATCCAAAGGCCTACGTTTTCGCTTCCATTCCTGGAAATTCTTCGTTGAATCCATACATATCCATTCCCATAATGATTTCTATTGTTCTCAACTGTCGCAAAGAATATAGATGGTGTCATATGTGGATTCGGTCTTTCATTTAGTAGTTTGGATGTATCGTCCGGATCTGCTCTAACCTTTCCTTTGCTTCCTTGCCATTCATAAACCTTAATTGGCAGTTTCCCCATTGTTTCCGATAAGATTTTCATGCAAGTGTAGTAAGTTACCTCTCGCAATTCACTCTTATTTCTGTATCCAATTCCAAGCCATTCTGCAAAGTCCTCTTCTGACATTCCCTTTGTTGGAGATCCCCTAAACCAATTTGTTATTTTATTTATAATGTTTGCTGCTATTCCCATTTTTCTTCCTACCATTCATTTGCTAAAAATTCATCTAACGCTTCTTGTCTGATATTGTTAAATTCGTGATACCTTGCTAATTTATAGCCACACAGCGTCGCATCTACTGGATCAATCTTCTTGGATGTTGCATCCTTATCGATCTTGATCAGTCCATTATTTTTTCTAATCACCGCATTACTCATTGAGTAATTCAAAACCGGATTATACAAATAGCATACAGTTCCCATGTACACTTCTTCCCTGAATCCCTCTGTTGCTTCATTCAAGGATTTGTGGCTCTGATAAACTTCTTCAACAATATAGCCTTCATTCGATAAATCAATCATGATTTTACTTGCATTTGCCGGATCAAAGCATAATGTCTGGATATCCAGTTCATTTTCTTTGCAAAAATTAAGAACGTAATCCATGACTACGTTCTGATCTACGATTTCGCTGTTTGTTACTGTTATGAAACCTTCTCTTTCCCATGCATCATACGGTACCTTATCCCTAAATACTCTTTCCATCAGTTTTTCTTGGTTCGGGATGAACGAGTGAGATAATACGATATATTCTGTGATCTCTCTTCCTGTCTGATCCAGTTTTCCATTCCTGTATGGAATCACAAATGCTACTGACGTTAAGTCAATCTTGGAAGACATATCAAATCCGACATACACTGGTTTTCCTTTTATGCTGACTGGAAGATTTTTCACTTCGCATTTCTTCCATTTTTCCATATTCATGTATCCGTTCTCTTTCTGCTGTACCCACATGTTCAGCATTTTTGTTAAGAACGCTATCATTTTCTCCGGAATTACCTTTGCAATCTCGTAATCTCCACGGATTTTTTCTCGCCCGGCCGGATATGACATTCTGATTGGATTCGCTTTTTCCCAGTTTTTTTCGTTTCCAACATCATCTCCCGGATCAATTTCCATGATGTCAATCAAGTATGTATCATTTTCAACGTCAATGTTCGAATCTAACACCTTGCTGCAATAATCGTATTCTTGCGTGTAGCAAGGATACGTCAGATCCATTCCGGCTGTTGTAATAATCATTAACAAAGATTCCTTTGTATTAGATCCAAGTCCCAAATCAAGGAATTCTGTTGTTTTATGTTGATGGTACTCATCTACAATCAACCCAGCTGGGTTCGTTCCATCTCCAGTCTTTCCATCTTCTTTGGATAGAGCTTTTATGTAGCTTCCAGTCTTTATGTGTGTGATCGCATTGTTGGTAAGCTTAAATTTCTTCTTTAATGGTGAGCTATTTAACATCAATTTCGCTTCCTCAAACACAATCTTAGACTGATCACGTTTCACACCTGCCGTATAATACTCATAAACTTCTTTGTTTTTTGTCGCCTGTACTGAGATTTCGTACAGCGCAACTCCTGCTTCTTCCTGGCTCTTTGCATTTTTTCGTGCAACTTCGACGAAACTTTTCTTAAACCGCTTGAACCCATCCTCTTTTCTTCTCCAACCATACAGTTGGCACAAATGAAACTGCTGCCATTCTGTCAGCTTGATCGGCTTTCCTGCCAGGACTCCTTTTGAATGTCGCAGTAAGCTAAACCATTTGATAATTTTTTGTGCTTCCTGGTCGTCCCAGTAGAAAGAGGCTTCCCCACTTTCTTCCCTTTTCACATCTCTCAAAAATCTGCTGCATGCCTGTTTATGCTTCTTGCAAGAGATTATATTTCCGCTAATACAGTCGGTTGCATACCTGATCAGCCTGTTTTTTACTGTCATATGTCACCGAATTCATCATTGATCTCGTTATCAATGCCTTCTCTCGCAATCGTGGCCGCTTTCAGTCTCGAATCTATCGTGAGTCCACACATCGATGCGAACTTCCTCATCTCCTCTGAATACATTTTTTGCAGATCACACAGTGGATTTTTAACCAAAATTTCGCCATTTTGAGTCGGTTTTTTGATCACTTTATGCTCTTTTTTGAGCTGTTTTGTAACAGAAATATAGTAAGAAAATGCATTGCAATAGCATCCAAGATTATTTACATCCAGGTTGCCGATCACGTCAATTTCCATTTTTTCAAACTCTTTTACAAGTCTTTTAAATTCATTTTTTGCCCTGGCGTCAATCAGCCAAGTTGGCGGTTTTGCTAGGGTTTCCTTGCCTGTCTGCACGAGTCGTTCTTCCAGTTTTTTGTCTTCCTGTTGTGCAACTGTCAGATTCCCTTTTTGTGTTGCAAGCGGTTTTCGTTTGCGTGGCATTTTCTCACTCCTTCCATTTTTTCAAATTTTATATTTAGAATTTTGCGAAAAGAAATCTAGGGCGTGCGGTCTATAGGAATGATCAAAACAATTTGACCACCCCTCCCACCTCTGAATTTTCCTTTTTCTCCCATTTCTCTTTGTATCCAAGAAGCAAGCGGATGATCTCTTCTTCTCTTCCTTCTTTCATTGCTTTATGCACTATACCGTGGCTCTTGTCGCTTAGCGCTATAAGATTTCCTCTGTCTAGTCTCTTCGCATAGTCTGTCGATATCGGAACAATGTGATGAACCATCGTCGCTGGTACGAACTTACCATCGTGATAGTATGCGTAGAGATCTATGTACATGTAATGTGTGAGTACATCTTCCTTTGTCAGTCTCCAAGCTTTTGTCTTGTAGAATGTAGCGCGTGTCTTGTTCCTTCGGTGCTGATCGTAGTCCTTATCTCGTTCCTTCTTCTGCTGCCGTTTGATCTGCTTAATGCATTCACATGTTGTACCGGATGGAATTCTTTTCCCACATTTGCTGCATCGTTTATAAATTGGCATTGTATCACTTCCTTCTACTGGACCTCCAGGGACTCGAACCCTGGACCGATCGGTTATGAGCCGACTGCTCTGACCAACTGAGCTAGAGGTCCATAATAAAAAAGGAAACAAGATCTGCTGCCGTATGGCTTACATTCTCGTTCCCTTTTTAATTCATGCTACTATAATAGCACTTTAAATTGTATGTGAGTCCCTCTCTTCCCTTTATTTTCTTTATTTTACATTTCTTTTCATTTTAATTCTTTTATCGAATCGTCTATATATGCTTCGATTGTCGTAAATCCTCTTCTATTGTCATACCCCTTTCTTTTCAATTCTGCTCTTACTTTTATTAATTCTTCTTTTACTCCTTCTAGAGCAATTTTAGCTCCAATCTTCATATCTTCGTTCATATTCTTCTTCCTTCTTAATTGTCTAATTTCTTTGATAAGATGTAGTAGAACTTTCTCCTCTTTTCGTAGAAGTAGTTCCTTCCAGCTGGTATATTCATCACCGTTTTCAGGTACTTGTATGTTATCCCTTCTTCTGTTACTGCTTTGAGTATGTACTTGTACAGTTGCTGATCTGCTTGCTTCGCTGACTCTTCTATCATCTTGTAGTTCTTCTTTGCCCATGCTCTTTTGATTGCCAATTCCTCTGTTGCACTCTTTGTTACTCCAGATCCTGTCGTATCTCCAAACTTAGGACTTCCTACAGTATTTGTTTTGTATCTAAGAATGTCCTTAAATTCTTTGTATCTCATTGCAAAATGATACGCTTGATAAAACGCGTGATTGCTTATGTCCCATTTCTTTTCTGATACCGGTCTTATATTCTGCATCCTATCTCCTCCAGTCGACGATCTGCTACCTTTTCCGTCCAGTTTTTTGTTTCATCGCTTTTCTTCTGTAGCATTTTAGTTTCGTTTCCGAATAAAATTTATTCTTGTCTTCTTTCTTCTTTTGTCTTACCGCCTGCATGCTTAGTTTCCAAGCAACAAATTCTGTGCATTTTCTCCTGCATTCAATTCTCTTTTCTCTTTCTCCGCCGTGGTCGCATTTCAAGCACGGACAATCTCTATATCCCATCTTTTTTCTCCATCTATGATTTTCTCGAATGGTTTTCCTTCCCAAGTTATACTCAGTACACTTCTTTCGTCAAAATATAACTCTTTATCTGGTTTTCCACTTTTTTTATATGTTACATAATAATATTTTTCACATTCTTCGAATGCCAAATAATAGCGTTGATAATCTTTTAATTCTTCTGCACTTGCTTTTCGCAGATATCATTCCACCTCAATTCCACCAAACAAAGTGATTTCCATCCATATTTCATGTTTTAAAAAGCATTCCAACACATCTTTTCTCATCTCTAGCCCTATCGTCATTAACATTTATTCCTCTTTCTTTATATACTTTAATTTGCTCTTTATGTCCTTTATTATGTCTATTATCAGCATCACCATGCACGCGCATTTCATGAATTGTTCCATCCTCTTCTGGCTCCTTTCCTTCTTCTTGCATTTCTATTTTTTGTTCTATTATTTTCATTCGTTGCTGCACGTTATCTGTTTCTTGTTTTGTTAATGCTGCTCCAACCGAAACTGCCATTAATACCGTTAGTATCAAAAACTTTAGGCTTTGGTATGTATTCTTTTTGTAATCATAATAAAAGTGCATTCCTGCATCTATTATCATTACTGTAATAAGTGCTTTAATTAATAAGTCGTTCATTTTGTCTCCTAACATTCAATTTTAATTTTGCTCATTTTTCTTATCTTGTCATAGGTTTCATCCGCCAACCGATTAACTCTATCCATATCCTTTATAAGCTTATCTAGTTCTTCACGCTCTACAGATACCCTAACTTTCACATCTGATGTCTTGTTTTCATGTACGATTGCATTCCCCAACATTCGCATTGGTCCGCCACCGCAACACAAACATCCTTCTCCATCTTTTCTTTCTCTTTTATATACATGCAATCTTCCGCAATTTTCACATCGTGCAACCAAACATGTATTTTTTTCTTCGTCTCTTTCAATTATCTCTTTCAATTATCATTTTCTCCTATAATCTAGTTAACGGGCACTTCATACAAGGACTGTCATCCGCAAATAAATCCTCTCTGTCATCTACAAGCGTTGGATATTTGCAATATTCATCGCACATCTCCTGCTTTATTTCTTCTAGTATGTCAGTTACCGTTTTGCTTTTCTCGTGTTCTTCTTTTGTATCCTCTGTAAGTTTTTTAGTATTTTGTAATTCCTTTGTCATCGTTTATCCCTCTCTTTTGCTGCTGCGCAAAGTGACATCGCTGTTGCACCTAATATTATTCCGATAATTATTCCGACACTAAGTTCTATCATTTTTCTTTTCACCTCTTTAATATTTTATTGCATTCTACAACTTTCCTCGCATGAGTCTACTAATTCTGTCAACGTCAATGTCTTTGTTTTTATCATCATCTTTCTCTCTTGCTATTTCTTGTGTTTCAAACACTTCGATTGCTAACATTTCATCGTTCATTCCATTTCTCACGTATTCTACATTTACATCCAATCCTTTTTCAGCAAGATATTCCGGAACTCCGAAGTCCCGTCCTCGTGTAAACATATGAATTTTCCCTAGTCTATTTCTAATCGTTGCCATTATATTTATTCCCTCCAAATTTCATTAGCTTCTTTTTCGCAGTTTCTCTCCATGTAATAACTAAATAAAAACTCTTTCTGTGCTTTTGTATAATCTCTACGAGGATTTATTGTCGCCATTGCAACTCCTTGGGCCGGATTATGAAGCAGTATCCATCCTTTCTTTGTTAGCACGTCTCCTGATCTGTTCTTTTGTTTCATCTGTTCCGCTCATACAATCGTTCAATATCTCTATGCACTTATCATATCCCTTTCCTTCTAAATAGAACCATTCTCTTACTAAGCCTGTTATCCATTCTCCACTAATATTAAATTGTAATTTGCATTCTTCCATTTTTCTCCTATTCATACCTTCCAGCACCTGCTCCGTATCTATGCCATCTTGTTTCTTTCTTAACTTTCTTTTTCCTTCTATTTGCCATCCTTTTTTCAAATTCATCGATCAATATATATCGATATTTGTTGTCCCAATACTCTAGTAATTGACTACTGATTCCTGTTTTCTTTGACATTGTTTCATATGTGATCCCATCAAACAGCATTTTCGATACGATACTTTTTTTGTATTCTTCGCTGTATTTGCTGCGATTGTTATGATCTACATTTTTTATTTCTTCGTCTTTGTATTGTTTTACCCATTTTCTTAACGCTTGTACTGTTATTTTTGTTTTCGCGGCAAATTCCTTCCTTGTCATCCCTGACGCTAATAATGTTCTTACGATTCCTCGTTTAAAATCTTCTGTGTATTGCATAGTTTCGTTTCAGACAGCTTAGTTCTTTGCCTGAACCAATGTATTATTCGTGATCACTGTTCTGTTTCTTTTTGCCTGATCATATAATTCATTGTGATTCTTTCTTTTTAGGTTTTGTATTAAAAAAATAATTGTAAAAACTAAATCTGGTATATCGTTAAAAGTTACATCATAATAGAATCTGAAAAAATATGTTTGTGATTGGCTCGTTGTTAATAGTTACTAAAAGAATCTTAATCAGGTAAAGAACTAAGCTGTCTGTTCTCCTTTCCGCCTGCTGCCTTTTCCCGGCAGTAGGCTAATAGATCTCATGGCTTATACATTACTTTTTGTTTCTTATGCGTTTGTTAATAGTTGCTTGTGGTATATTGCAACTGGTTCCCACCAGTAGTGCATTATTTCATTGTGTCCGATTCGGACACCTTTCTTTTTCGGACCTTTTGCTTTGCTATAAATCTTTTTAGTGGTTGTCCATTCATTTTTCTTTTGTTGTTCCCCTCGTTATGCAGTTTTCTCTTTTGCTTTCTGTCTGCGCATAATTTAATTTCAACTACTTTCGGATATATTTTCCCTCTAATTCCACACACTGCCCAAATATTCTCTGCTTCTCCCGTCTTCAGTGCAGCCTTTTTGATTTGCGTTAATTCTGCAATTTTTTCTCCATCTACAAACATTATTGCTTTTCCTGGCACTTCCTCTTTTTCTTTCAGTTTCTCTTTTATATGGCTTTCATATCCTGGATGCGCATTGATCGTTCCATCTTTTCTGAGTCCTGCTGTTATCTTTCTAAACGCTTCTCTTATCTTCTTTATCCCTTCGATCATTGTTCCTTCCTTTCTGCAAATTCCATGTTCTCCGCCACAATCTCTGTCGTGTATACTTTTGTTCCGTCCGTTTTTATATAGCTTCCTGTCTGGATTCTCCCTTCCAGTGCGATCTTAGTTCCTTGATTCAAATACTTATCTGCAAATTCTGCGTTTTTTCCAAATGCAACACATCCGATAAAATCTGCGTCCTGCTGCCCTTCTCGCTTAAATCTGCGATCTACTGCAAGCGTGAACCTTGCTATACATAGATCTTCCTCGTTCCAGCTTATCTCAGGCTTCCTGGTTAATCTGCCCATTAGTATTACTTTGTTCATGCAACCTCCTAAATCGTGTATGTATCATTCTTCTGTGCTTCTATATCTGCCATCGTCTTAATGATCCCGATTGCATTTCCTTCTGCATCCATTACCACGACTATCTTTTTCTCTTCTCCTTCCATATGCACATCTGCGACTCCGTACATACGTCTCTTTCCGAATTTCTTTATCGCACTCTGCCATATCCACGTTTTTTCTCTTCCGAAGTCAATTACAGCATTTGCGATTTCTCCACTAAATGTGATTGATTCCTTTATGATCGTGGCACTTCTTGTTTCATCTACTACGTCATATGGATTCAGTTTTGCCAGGTCCTCATTTTTTTCATATCGCTTTGGATTTAGCATCAATATTTCCTCCGGAACATACACTCCATATGTTCCGTTATAAATCAATACATGTGTCCCATACTCGCAGATACTATATTCTTCGCTGTCTTTAATTGCATCTATCTGAACTTTATCTCTTATATCCATGTTTATCTCTCCTTCTCATCCAATCCTAAAATGCAGTAGCCTTCTTCCAGTCCTTTAAATCCTTCCAGGACATAGATCACTTGCTTTTCTGTTACTCTTCCTGTCTCTTCTCCGTCATTCATTTCGTGCAGTTCTATGATGTCCCCGATCTTATAGTTTCTATCATTTTTTTGTAGCTCAAACGATTTCTTTCCTGTGTCTACTGCATCGAAAAACATGCTTGCAAGTTTTAAGCGGTGTCTTCGCTCATCTGATCTGATTTCTGGCACTTCTACTTTGTTTGTTTGCGGAATCTCCACACGTTCCGTCTTTTGTTCTTCCGCTGCATCAACATCGAATTGAATCATTTCGCTGATCACATCTGCCATTTTGTTAACTGTCTTTTTAACAATTTCCTCGAAGTTATTTTTGCATAGTTTTATATGACCTTTTTCACAGCTATACCACCCGTCGAACCCATTTGATCCACATAACGTTCCGCCAGAGTGTTTATACCAAGTCTTCATGTATTCTTTTAATTCGGATAAATTCTTTATTCCTGCACTACGAACTTGTCTTTGAATTCTCTCTGCAAATGCTTCTAATGCCTGTTTTTCTAATTCGTTTTGTTCCGGACAATGCTCTGGAAAATCTCTTTCCAGATTCATCTGGCCCTCAATTTCTGTTTCTTCCTCTTCTTCGGTTTCGTCCGCTTCTGCTTCCTGCCTTGATTCCTTTAGTTCTGCTTCTCGTTGTTCTTCCAGGATGCGTTGTTTGTACTCTCTTATCTTCTTGACAGTTATGATCTCGTCCGGATACCAACTGTATATTTCTTCCTGTTCATCTTCTTCCAGTCCTGCGATCTCTACAGCTACAGAAAAACTAATTTCCTGTTTTTCTAACAGTTTTCTCAGCTCTGGAATCAAATTATTGTTGATGCTCATTGCATTTGCGATCTGTGTCGGTTTCTTTCCAAGAATCTTTGCTGCTATGTCTCTCAGTCTTCCAGATTCTAGATCGCAGCCCATTATCTTCTCTCCTGCTGCCTTTGCATCTTTCAGTGCATCCGTCAATAATTTGATTCTTTCCAGTTCTTTTTCTGGTGTCGCTTTTCGGTAGCTATTGGAGATACATAGCTCAATGATCTCTTCATTTTTGCTTCGTGGCTTTCTGATCTGGCATGTAGCTTCTCTAAATTCCTGGAGATCTTCTTCCTCTACCAGTTTCTTTAGTGCTCTCCATCTTCGTTCGCCGCCGATCAGCTTGTATTCTTCTCCGCTCTGGTTAGGCTCGTACATAACCTCTAACGGCTGTAACAATCCAAGAAGCTTGATCTCTGCTGCCTTTTCGTCGATGCCGTTCTGGTCGCTTATGTTGTCTTCATTCGCATAAATGTTATAGATGTCTATGTCTTTCGTTCGGAATCTTGCTTTTGGCTTCTCTTCGATTCCTTCCTTGCTTGTCTTATTTAACATGTCCATTACATTAAATCCTGCCATTGTTCTTCCCTCCTCTCTATTCGTCTATCTTCTTATAGCGTCCGTCTTTTCCTCTTCGTTTTGCTTCTATGTACGCTTGTGCTTCTTCCCATTCTTCTTCTGTCATGATCTCTTTAATTACGTTTTTATAATCTCTTGCTGTATTACTGTTCTTTGACATCTCAGAAAGCGGTCTGAATGCTGTTTCTGCTTTTTCCGCCACTACAGATCTCCGTATCTCTGTCCTGAACATCTTATCTTTATACGTTTCTCTTAACCATTGTGCCGTTTCCTTGTTTGTCTTGTTTCCTGTTTTCATCGTCATTAGAACCTTTATCTGCTGCCCTTCATGTAATCCTTTTGACTGCTCTATCATGTTCTCCACAGCTTCGATTCCATAACCGCCTGCTTTCACTGGTATTATTAATAAGTCTGCTGCTTTAACCACATTTAGGACCGTAACATCTAGCAACAATCCACAATCGCATATCACATAATCATATCTATCGTTGATACATTCCTTTTTCAGTATCTTCTCAATACGATCTATCTGATTATCCATGCTGTATAATAGCTGTGCGTTTGCCTGCATTAACCACATATTTGCCGGGATTATATCTACATTCTCATATCTTGTATGTCTGATCGTTTCTTCTACGCTCTGCTGCTCTAATAAGATTCCTGCAAGCCCTTTTTCATTTGGTTCATAGACTCCCATCGTCCTGGAAGCATTACCCTGTGCATCTGCATCTACCATCAGCACTTTTTTTCCGTACCGTCCTAGCAGATACGCCAGCGACGTTGATGTTGTCGTTTTTCCAACTCCGCCTTTTAAGTTTCCGACTCCGATTATTTTCATGATTTTTCCTCCTAATATGGCTATTTATTCTTTTGCTTTTCTTTTTTCATCTTTTACCCAGTTGATGAATTTCTTTTTACATTCCATGCAAACATCATATCCTTGTCTGCTTCTTGCAGTCTCATTGATAAATGCGCTTTCCGTTACTTCTATTCGATAATATGAGTTTTTTTCTCCACAAATAGCATTTGACACTAAATACGGCGTAAAGAATGTTCCGCATATATCACATTTCCTTGCTATCATTTTATTTCGCCTCCTTATATTCAATTTCTTTATAAATTCTCATTTCTGTCATTATACTTCCTGGTATCCTTGCCACTTCTACCTTGTATCCTTTTTCTGTAGCTTTTTCGATATATTCTTCGACAGACATTACTTCTTCTATGTTGTCCGAATAGTCTAGCATCCCTATAAATTTGATTGTTTTTGCCATCTTTTACTCCATTTCTGCCATTGTTTTGATTACTTGGTTGTTCTCGATCGGCATGGCATCCTCTTGATTTAACCTTACATATTCTTCAATCACCTTAAGTGCGATCTCCTGGCTGTAGCAGACTGCGACGAAGTTTCCATAGTCTGCTGCCTGTTTTAAAAAATCTTTCTGTTCCTTTTGCAGTTTCCCATCTCCGTACTTCATTTCGATGTACAAACTTGCATACTGTCCTTTTGGCACTGGAAGGTGCAGATCTGGCACTCCTGCCTTTACTCCCTGTCGTTTCAGGACTGCTGCACTTACGCGATCACGTTTCCCTCCGTTTGGGCAATGATGTAGTAGTTTCAATTCTGGATAACGATTCTCCATAAACTTACAAATTGTGATCACTGCTTCTTGCTCGCTTGCTTCTGTTCTTAGCATGTACTGTTGTCTTCTTGCTCTACTCATCTTTACCCTCCATCGTCTATGTTCCAGGATCTGTATCCATTTTGAACTAAAATGTACTCTACAAATTTATATCCTCTTTCTGTACTTCCTTTTCGTACTCCGCCATTGTTTTCATCGTGTCGTTTGTCTATGTAGTATCCTTTTTGACTTTTTGCATCCTCTCTGAAGAAATCACATTCCCAGATCACATCTTTCTCGATGCGTGGTTGTTTTAAATTCCTAGATGGGGGAGTATGTCTTACCCCCGTATTTCTCCATTTTTTTACGTCCTTTTTCTTTCACCAGATAGGATGCTAGTTTCCCATATTGCCCTGTGTCGTCAAGAAGCCTGATGTGGATTCGTCCACGATCCCAGCATTTTTTTATTGTTTTTGTATCCATGCTTTCGATTACCATATGTATATGTCTTGCACCTTTGTCTCCTGTTTCCAACACATATACATACTTAAATTCTTTTCCAATCTTTTTATACTGTTTTCTCAGATCTCTGATCAGTTTATCCTTCTGCTTTAACATCTCTTTGTATGTGTCTGGTCTTTCGTCTTTTCTGTATGAAAATGTGATGAACATATCTCCACCTTGGAAGTTACAGTTTAATTTCCATCTTAGCTGTTCTGTTTGTCTTCTGATATTTACATTCTCCTGTTCTAGTCTACTTGGTTCTCCAGTTTTGGCTCTCTTCTCTTTTGGTTTATGCTTTCGGCTGTAGTATTTCTTTATCTCTACTGTCTTGCCTGCGTACACTCTTCTAATCCAATATGGCATCTTGTCTCTCCTCTTTGTACTGTTCGTTTAATCTATTAGTATTTACTCAAACTTAATACTTTTATCGAGTCTTAAAAGCGGATTCGAACCGCTTATTTCCTTGCTTTTTCGTTTTTAATTTGCTATACTATATTTGTGGTTTTTAATCCACAATATGGCATTGAAAAAGCATCCCAGTTTACTGTTCCGGGATGCTTTTTTCTTTTACTATTTCTTTCAATCTCTCCGGATCATCACATATGTCCTCATATTTACCAAGCTTGTCCACAATGTCCCCGATCGCGCAGTTATTATCCACGCGAATCAAGGAAGCTCTGTACGTATAAGATTTATGATTTCTCATCGTCAATCTCATCTTGATCTCCTTATTCTAAATGCTGTCTAATTGTTATTAGTCGTTCACGTAATTCTACGGCTTGCTCTTCATTCATTCCACAGAATTCCATTCCGTCTAACCCTTCTTTCGTTCCAATAATCAGAACATTCCCATTGATTGGATGTCCATGAACATCTGTTCCGTACAGATATGAAGCAATCGGATTGACCTGCGCTGTTTTATGATACAAATACTCTTCATCTACAAGCATTAGCACTGGATACTGTTCTTCTGTTAGTGTGTATAGTCTCTTTGGATGCACAGCTTCTACAATCTCACATTCTTTTCCTATTAGCTTATAAAACTCATGCAGCTGCTCCATGTTCGTTCCTTCTGGATAATCAAACATCAACACTCGATCACTCATATTTTTATCATCAAAGATGTCGATATTTACTCCATCTTTGATCAGAATCATTTTCCCTGTCTTATCACTCATTTTTTGCTCCTTTACACATATCTATGATCATCAATTTTCCTACTATTTCTTTTTGATCAAGCTCAAAGATATACCTGTCTTTAAACTCTATATAATTAATCAGCTCATCTGCCATTCCTATAGCAGAGCCTTTCTTTACATGTTCAATGTTTCCATCTCTATATAATTCATTTGGAATCACAGTTTTTTGATATACTATTTTAATATTTTCCAGTATTTCAACTGCTTTTCTCATTGCAGAGATTGTCGGATTTTCATCCAATAAATCTCCTCCCATTATTCCATGCATCTTCATTTGCTTATCATATCTTTCGAGGTTGTCTTTCAGCACGCTCACAGCTGTACTGACATTCATCTTGCTTTCTTTGTTCCTCTCGTGATATAATTTATATGAATTTTTATTTGTGCCTTGGGGGTTAGCTAAGCTACTTCCTTGGCTTTTTTTATTTTCACTCATCACGTTTCTCCTCTTTCGTCACTTTCGTCGATTCATGCAAGGTTTCTTGTGTCATTTTTGCAATTTCTGCTTGCTCTACGTCTAGTAGTTCTTTTTCAATTATGTCTGCGACATACCTTAGTGCTGCAACAGTAATTGGTGCTGTAATATTACTGCAAGGCGTTACGTAATTATTTATGTCTTTTTCAGCTTCAATACTGGCATTTCTTAAGACTAATGCTGGCAATTCGCTATTGTCTTTGCAAATTTTTTTCATTTCCATTGCTAATATTATCGTATTTAACAATTTTTCTTGCATATTTGTACCTCTTCTTCTTTTTGTATTACATCTATTGTATTCATTAGTTTTTCTGCGCCTTTGATCGTGCTTTCCCATTCTCCATTTGTTTTCTCTTCCAGTTTGTTCGCCAGAACTCTTAACGCTGCGATCACGTATGGTAAAGTGTTTGTCGTAAATGGGTGTATGCTGTTTCCGATCTCCTGCATTATGTCGTCAGAAACTTTCTTTATTTTTTTTCAATCCATCTTCTTTCTGTCCACACATCAAGGACAGATTTGCTTCCATGATCTCTTTTTCGCAGTTAAACAAAAATTCATCTCTCATTGTAGCTTGTCCTTCCTGCCCGGAATCTCACCGGGCTGTTTTCTTTTCTTTTGCTCCGATGGCTCTGATCACTGTCACTGCCATCATCTTTTTCTGTTCTTGTGTCAGTTCTCTTACTTCTTTGTCGTTCACAAATCGTCTTACCTTATATTCTTCCATAGCGTTCCCTCCTCTCTTCTCAGTCTATTTGTATCTGCTTGTCTGTTATGCAGCATTCGTTGGTGTGTTCTCATCCATCTGCTGACGTGCAGCCAAGATCTCGATGCTCGCCTTTACGATTGCCAAGGATTCCTTGTCCAGTTTCTTAAGATTCTCCACTGTTCTTTCAAACATGTCTTTTCTTTTCTCTGTCATATTTTTCACCTTCTTTCTTTTGTTTCGTTGTTCAGATGGATTGACACTCCGCCCGATTTATTCACATATAGATAAACGATTAATTGGGGAGGCTCCGCGTGGTTTCGGAGCTAAGGATTTCTTTTTGGATCGCAGTCAGGAATCGCCTGCATCTCGATCGGACGGAGTGTCAATCCATCTGTTGTCTTATTTGCTATTTACTTTTTTCCTGTGTTGCCAAAACAGTATTCTCCTTGTCTATTTACATCTTTCTTCCTATAATGAACTTACAGGACACTGCCACGTCCAAGTAAATAAGGAAGGAGAACACTATTTTGGCAACACATAAAGAGTTATCTAATTTCACGAATGAGAAGTTATCTGAATATCGAAACTTTGAGTTGAAAATTGCTAAATTAAAAGCTGACCTTACTGTAGAACAAGCTAATATGTCAGTACCTCAATCTATAGCTGATAAGCTTGATAAGTTATATGATCAATATCCAGAAGCTCCAAAGCCAAAGAATTACATCATTTCTGTTATTCTTGAATCTTTATTGGTAGCAATAGCAGAAAAGATTTCTGACGTTTTGATTGATCAAGCTTTAAAAATTATCACTGAATTCTTAAATAATTTTGTTTTATAATTTCTCAACTCTCCGATATTGCTTCGGAGAGTTCTCTTTTTATATTCTCAAAGAATTCTTCCTCAGATCCAATTAGTCCACTGCATACAAACTTTAATATTTTTCCTTCATCCTGTACCAACACCAAATTCCCACATACATTCATTATGTTTATAGTTTGCTGCACTAGATTTTTAAATTCTTCTTCTTTGTTCTCTTTTTTTGCCTTCTCTTTCTCTTTGCGTATGATTTTTTTGGCTAATTTTAAACGAACTTTATATAATGTTCTTATTAATCGCCTTGGTTCTCTTAGTTTTACTGGGTATTTTGTTTTAATATCCAACGAGATCCCATTTTCATCCTCATCCACAATAACGCTCATGCTTTTCATACGGTACAGTTTTATTGTTCCGCCTACTAAATCAACGTTATATCCTGCTTCGTCTGCAATCTTTTTTGTCGTTATACTGCAATCACAGTTGCATGATTCTATATCTGGACAGTTCTTGCATGGTTCTGTAAAATCTGCCTTTTTCCCTTCTGCTGCCTGCATTCTTAAAGAATCCGTATGTCTTAATGCACATCGGACTCCCATGTCCCTGATCTCTTGTTCTGTCACCATTTCACCTTCTTTCCTGGTGCTTCGTTATCTTGTTTAATTACATCCTTTTCCGTATAATTGACTTACAGGGAACCGTCATTCCCAAGTAATTACGGAAGGAGGTTCATTATGTGTGAATTAAAAACAAAACATTTTAAAGCAGTCTGTCCTTACACTAATTCAGAAATGGAAATTTCCATTTTGTGTCAAAGAATTCATAAGACACAAACATTAAACAAACATTATAAAAAAATGGATTTTTCATGTCCTAAAATCTCTGAATGTACTTATGGAAAAAGAAATTGTCCACTTTTCCAGTCCGCTTAAGTACTATTTATGGCACCGATTTATTCGGTGCTTTTTTGATGTATCCAGATTCTTCTCTATTTAGTCTTGTAGTCTTTGACCAATCAGCTCCACAAGTTTCTAGTTCTGGACAATTCTCGCATGGTTCTATAAATTCTGCCATTCTTTTTTCTGCTGCCTGTATTCTCAGAGAATCCATATGTCTTAATGCACATCGGACTCCCATGTCCCTGATCTCTTGTTCTGTCAATACTTCACCTTCTTTCCTGGTTAAGATCACGTTGAAATTTCTCTGACAGATTACTTGCATTCAATCCCATATCCAAGCCAGTAATCTGTTGTAGTTTTTTCATGATCACGTCATAATGCATTTTTTCATTTTCAAAGCACTTTTCGCATTCATTTTTATATCTGCAATATTGGCATCCGTAAAATATCCAACCTTCTGCAAACACTGAACTTTGAACGATTCTTGCAATGCAATAAATGTCCTTTTCTGTTAGTTCTGTTTTTTCCATTATTTTTCACTCTCCTTCTTGATATTTCCATTTATTTCCTTTATACTCATAGGTACAATGTTACTATCGTTTCAACCGAAAGGAGTTTAAGTATGGCTACTTATAAAATTTCTGACATCCTCTTAAAACTTGCTGAAATGATTGAGGATGATCACACCTTTGTTGAATTAAAAGAATACCCGGAAGAAGACGATTCACCAGCACTTCTGTCTTTTAATGTTCCTGTCGAATGTGAACGTCCAGATTTTGATGTTTCTGATTATGAAAGCATTGATTCTTGTGATCCAGATGATCCTGTTTCTAATGAGACAATTGCCGTTTCCCAAGATGACCTTTGTCCTAATATGCTTTTCTCTTACAACGAAATCTCAACGCTTGAACTGTCTCTTAAGAATTCTATTGAATATCTTCAAAATTTTATTGATAGTCCCAATTGCACTAGAGATGAAAAGGATCATTATCGTCCTGTTATCATTGCTTTCAGAAACTTATTGCCTAAAATTCAACGTTTCTTAAAATCTCAGCCTACTATTTAGCATCTTTCTGTGTTCCTGGATAAGGTTCTCTAATATAAATAGTCGCTGGTTTTTTCTCCAAATCCGTTTTGTATTTTTCACATACGGTTTGGAGAATTTTTTTATCTTCTTTTAAATCTTGAATCATTTCTTTCATTTCCAAATACTTCTTTTTTGAGATCCACATTCTTTCTCATCTCCTTTCCTGGTGCTTCATTATCTTGTTGCTTATATCATCTTTCTTGACTATGTGGATATTATACATTGACTTCGTGGGATTTGTCAATGCATTTTATCTATTTTTCTTGACTATGTGGGATTTTTGTTTTATACTTTTCTCATAATCTAGTAATAGAAGGAGGTGGCAAAACTGAATGCTCGAATAAAAGAACTTAGGAAAACATTAAAATTAACTCAAGAAGAGTTTGGATCTCGTGTTGGTGTTAAAGGAAACACTATCGGAAATTATGAATTATCATTACGTAATCCTTCTGATGCTATTATTCATTCGATGTGTAGAGAATTTAACGTTAATGAAGATTGGCTCAGACATGGCAAAGGCGAGATGTTCCTTCCAGTAGAAGATGAAGTTGGAGAAATTGTTTCTAAATTGGTCGATGAATCGAATCCTTTTTATGACTTGATCATTGATATCATGCATACTTTTAACAATTTAGATGATAAAGGTCAGGAAATTATTTGTAATTTCACGGCAGATCTTGCAAAAAGAATTGCCGAAAAAGAAAAGAAGGAAGACGATTAACCTTCCCTCTTGATGTGATTTCTGATGATGATAAAGATTCTTTTCAAGAATAATTCATCATTGATGTGCATGATCATTTGATTGATCTGTTGTTTATACCATTCTTTCATCTCTTTATCCTCCTCTTTCTTTTATTATAATCTTTTCAAAAGATTCTGGAAGATGTTGGGATGATATGTCCAATATGTTGGACATTATGGCGTAACTTTATATGAATACAAATCTTCTGGAGACGCATTCAGTGCTTCTGCAAGCATGCAGATCGTTAATAATGTCGGCTCATAACGATTGTTTTCGATGTTGTTGATTGTGCTTTTACTAACTCCAGATAATTCAGCAAGTTTCCTGCTGCTGATTCCCTTATCAGATCGGATCTGGTAAAGATGATATTCAATTTTAACATTCAAGTCTGTACCTCCTAGTATGTCTTTAGAGTGTACAGTATTGTAATTTAATATTAACCATTTTGCTGATATCGGGAAAATGGTAAAAAAAATACCGCCCAGCTGGTAACTAGGCGGTATTCAGAAAAACACTTGCACCTGTCAAGAACAGATGAAATACTTTTCCCTCAACAAGTAAAGTATATCATTTTTTCTTGGCACCCTGCAAGGGTGTATTTTTTGTACAAATTTTTAATATTTTATAAAAAGGAAAAGGTGATAACATGAAAAAAATTGCAGCTGCTTATATAAGAGTCAGCACGCATATGCAAGAAGAGCTGTCTCCTGATGCACAGCTTAGATGTATTAGAGACTGGGGAAATGTGCATGGTTATTATATACCAGACGAATATATTTTTATCGATAATGGAATTTCTGGAAGAAAAGCAAAAAAGCGTCATGATTTCTTGCGAATGATCGGATTGGCAAAAACGAAGCCTGCTTCTCCTTTTGAAGCAATACTTCTTTGGAAATTTAATCGTTTTGCACGAAACCAAGAAGAAAGCATTGTTTATAAATCTATGTTACGCAAAAAATGCAATGTTGATGTAATCAGTACTACTCAGCAAACAACAAAAGACATTTATGGAGATCTTATTGAGCGTATCATCGAATGGACTGATGAATTTTATTCTATCCAGTTAGGGGAAGACGTTTTTCGTGGTATGACAGAAAACGCCCTTCGCGGAAATTTCCAGGCATCTCCGGCTTTTGGATACAAGGTAGAAAAAGGACTAGGACTAG